CTCATTTGATCTCCATGAATCATTAACTTGTAATTTTATTCCTGCATCACTTGCTTCTTTAGTCATAGCAATCCACGATTCAAACATTATTTCACTAAAATACTCATAACCATTATCTTGTGTAGCAAAAAGACCTTGAGAGTCAGAACCACGCATTTTGTAAAATTTTTGCTCAGGTTGTGCAGTTCCATTAATATACGGTATACCTGTCTCGGTCTTAAATTGAGCAAATTGACCAATCACAGGATTTACTTCTTCTTTATCCCTTTCTTTAAGAGCTTTTGTTATTGCTTGAGCAGGAATATCAGAAGCAGGTCTTGAAATTGGTATTTCAGGTGCTTTTAATGTTGCTATAGGTCTCATTAATGTATTTATACTTGTGGTCCATCCATCAGCTGATACATTTTGATCAACACTTGTTGCTTGTAAAGCTACTATATCCTTATATCTATCAGGTAACAATCCACCATCAGTTATTGTATCTATCATAATTGCATTACCCATGTATATACCTGATATGCCATTTAATGTTAACGAAATATCTATAGGGATAGGAGGACTATATGCTGGATTATCTTCTGATGAATCGAATATAAATATTTTAGTAAAATTCTCAGCTGCTTTTATACCTTCCCTATACGACTTACTCTTTTCAATACCTTGTGCAATATCTAAACGAGTACGCTCTACCAATTCACTATACCGGAGCCATGTATTTACAGCTTCATTTTTTTCTTGTTCTTCACGCTGTTTATTTGATTCAGTCTCTACCTTTATATTAGGTTTTAATCTATCTCTTAACCCTTCTCCATATAATTTAAACATATTCATGTTAGATTTTTTTGCTGAACTTTGTCCTGATGCTGCATAATAAGCAAGAGCTTGTATTTCACTTGGTAATTTACTAGCTATTTTTACATCTCTACATATATTATTAGTACCAATACCTGAGAATTTGTAAGCTCCTCTTGTATCTTGATTATCTACAAACCCTTTATAATCACCTTTATGATTCTCGTCTATTATCATTACCTGTTGCAAAGCTGTATTTGTAACTACTTTAAACGACCACGGGTTACCACATGCTTCTGATACTTGAGTCAAAATTTCTAATGCAAAGTCATTTACACTATCTGCTTCTTCAGCTGCTTCTCTTACTACATGAATATTTACTAAGATATTTCGTAAATAACCTTCATTATATGTCAAATCAGTGTTAAAATTATTAAGAATATCTTTTAATGGTTGAGACCCAGGTAATGGTTGGGCTTCTTCATCACCGACAGTAACGGTAGTCTCTTGACCTGGTAATATACATACACCAGGATCTAATGAACGAAGTAATTTATTATTTATAATTTTAACACTTTCATATTGAACGTCTTCATCTTTAGGATCTTCTATATTATCAGTTATAGGTAGAGGATGCATACTCATAAATTTTATTACCAGGCTATTATCTTCTAACCTTGGCATAAATAATTCATTAATTATATATTCTTCTATAAATCTCCAACTTACATATGTCTCTCCGTAAATTGAAATACCCATTTCATTATGTTCAGCTATAAATGATAACTCACGATCTCTTGGTATTATTGTTCCAATACCTTGATCACAAGTCATAATAGGAATTTTATCTTTATTATCAAACAATTGAAATGTTACCCCTTTCCATGATAAATAATTTTCACCTTGAAGAGTATAGTTAATAGAGTTTGCAAAATCAATTTCTGCTTCTTGTTTAATATCAATATTTTCAATAAGAGAAGATTGTCGTTCTTCTATCGCATCATTAATTAATCGTTTGATAATGTCTGATGAATCTTCATTAGCTGAACCTCCAGGTAGTGTTGGTCCAGATACTACAGACCCCATACTATAAAGTTCTTTCCCGTCTTTATCACGTATTTTAGTCGCTCTACCTAACTGCTTAACTATAGGCTCTTGTTCAACCATTTTTACAATTGGAGTTCCCATTTTAGTATAACCTAAAATTTCTCTCTTATCTTCAACTTCAACTGTTTGTGTACCTAAATCTTCATCAGTAATAGATTGTCCAGGATCTTCATCAACAATTTTTGCTTTTAATTCACCATTTTCAACGTAAAACTCAATAAATCCTAAGCTACTAGCTAAATCACCAGAATTAATTGAAAGAGGACCACTACTTACCATTTGAAATACATCTGACTCATCGCTAAATTCAGATAGTGTATCAACTTTAGCATCTGATATATTTTCATTAATAGCTTGTTTGGTTTGACTTGATACTATTCTACTTGATTGTGTATTTATTTTATAGTATATTGCTTCAATATCTATAACAGGCGTTTTTTCACCAGTTTCAGCATCAACACTATTAGCGCCTAGGCTATAAGTATTTGTAGGAACACCTAAAGTTAAACTATTAGGTGCAATGATATCAATAGTTATATCGTAAGAACCATCAGAGCCGTTATTCCAGTTAAATTTAGTAACTACACCAATTAGCCCATCATATATACCTGCAAATGTATCATCAGTAATTTCATCTCCGTATTGTACTAGTAAACTTTCTATATCTAAAGTACGTTTTAATATCTCTTCTTGAATAGCAGTCATAGAGGATGTTTTTCCTCCTTCCTGTAAATCTTGAAGAGGTATGGGAGGTTGATTTTTAATTTCAGAATACCATCCCCATTCTAGTAATATACTTGTACCAGGAACCATATACATCATCTCAAGATCTAAAAGATCTGTTTCATGGTAGCATTTTATATTTAATGTTGCACGACGGAGAGTACCTAAATCACCTTTATTACTAACAGTAATACTGCTTATACCTGGTGCAGGCGTATTTCTTTTATTCGGTCTATAAAGCCCTGTATCGTTATTTAATCCAGCCCTTCCAAACGTGCCTGAGTAACCTTGTAAGGAGTAAAGAACCCAATCTTCCCAATTAGGCACAGATTCATTATCAGGATCAACAGGTACAGTAAAGGGTACAGATCTCATCCATGGTGTTCGTGTAGTAATGTGCTCATAAGAACGACCATCTTCACGAGTAAACCCTGCAGTTTCTATATCAAGAGCTGCTTTAATATTAGGGTGAATTGAATCTAATACTATTCCTCTATAACTTGGCATAATTTATCCCAATTTTTGTATATATTCTGATGTTTTGTTAGGTATTCGTATTCTCATTCCAGCTGGTACAAAAAGTGTGCCTTTTCCTATATCGTTAGCTAATGCTATTATCCACCATAGAGAAGTATCTTTATAATATGTATAAGCTAAATTATCTAACCTAATACCTGCACGTACATATATGTATATATCATCTTCATTACGCTCTATATTTCCAGGATATATAGTGGTTTCTCTATACCTAGTGCCTGATGAATCACGTTTTATTTTATTATGTTTATATCTTTTCATTAATAGCCCGATGAATTATCTGTATTGGTTTTAAAAACTTTACTAGCTGTTGTAGGAATAGAATCGTGAAGAACAGTAAATCCCATATTTACATTTAAAACTCTAGGTACTACATACCGACTTTTCTTTCCTGGGGGTGCTTTTTCAAGTAAGCTATATATTGGACTTAGAGTTCTACTAGGATAATCTCTATCTGGATCATTTATTTCCCATGCCATTTCCTCTTCTGGAGTTACTGTTAAAGCTGTCATAATAACTTGCTCATTAATATAATTACCTATAGTTAATCTCGTAATTGGTGCTGACATTCTAGTTGGTGCAAGTGGTGCATCTGGTGTTGGTCGAGATAAATTGTATAATTTATTAACACGTTGATACATATCTTTAATTTGCTTATGACTTATAGCATACACTTTCATATCAAAACTAATCGTTCTTTCTACACCAGAATAATTATATATTTGATCAGGTCGCCCTGCATAACTAGTTCCTGTCCACGTAGGAGATGAACTATCAGTTATACCACTAATTGCACCTCTAAATTGATATAAACCAATTCTTACCGGTACTAAATCAACAAAATTACCAGCATCAGGTTCCTTATCATCTGTTACAGGAAATTGTTTATCAATTAACGCATCATAGTCTAAACCGTATTTTTGTTTTAAACTTTTATAGCCTAAAAGTAGAGGCATTTTAGTAATTGGGTCAATATCAGAGTAAGGTAATCCACCACGAGAAGCTCTATTTATTACTTCAGTAGCAATTCTACCTACTGTAGTTGATTGAACTATTGGAGCACTAACATCCAAAGCAGCATGGATTTTTTTACCACCTTTAGGTCTAAATGAATTCTGTTTAAAGTTTACAGCTTGTAATATAGCAGATTTAGCCGTATATGCTAACCCCGGTCCTTGCTTATAATCTTCGCGAATCATTTGACCTTGAGTCTTTAATTCAGATTTTGGAATACCTGTTACTCTTCTGTAAAGATCACCTGCTAACTTTTTTAATTTAATTGCCATTTTAACCCATCCCTACTGGTATACTTTCTAAATCCATTACTTCTGCTAATTGAGTTCCTGATACATTTAATACTCGTTGCTGCTTTAATAATTCAATTACCATATCTAATTTTTGAGCAACAACGGAACTGCCACCTCCACCGCCTAAATTAGTACCAGCTATTACAGAATCATCTTTATTAAGTTGTATAGATCCTTTGCGTCCTGATACCATTAATCCACCATCTGGTCCAATCATACCATCGTCGATTTTTGCTGATGATTTTGCTTCGCTAGTGGCACTAGTCATTGCACCAGCTGCAAGTGCTATACCACCGGCTATTGCAACAGCTCCAATTCCGAGTGTTGCAGCACTCATACTAGTTACTGCAGCTATAGCTCTTACTGTCTCAATAGCAGCTAATGCACCTTGCACTATTTGTATACCTAGTAAGACAGCTTTCAATTGTTTTTGATTTGCTAATTGTGCACCTAACGATTCTTTAATATTTGTTTGTGCATTTGCATTCGCTTCATCCGCCGTAGTTGCATCTAATTTCTTTTGTACTTGTTCAGCTAATACAGCATCACCTCTCTCTAAAGCATCTGCAGCTGCATTTTCTGCTTCAACATTATTTGCAGCTGTTTCAGCTAAAGCTGTAGAACTCATTAATTTATCACGAGTTAGCCCGGTTGCTTCTTCTAAAGACTGTAACTCTAACATATTAAGATTAGATATGTCACCAACTTGTTTTCTAACTTCATCTAACGCACCAGCCATATCATTCTCTAACATTAAAGCACGCGCTTTATCAAAATTAGCTTCTTTACCTGTCAATACGTTAAATTTCATTTGAGATTCAATAGAACCTTCAATGTCTAATAACTTATTAGCTACATTCATAGCATCGGATAGTTCAAATCCCATCTTTCTAGTTTCAACAGCTGTTCGAATCATATTCTTTAAACTCATTCCAGAAAAGTTTGTAAACGCTTTACCTTGTGCAGCTACATCTTTCATTACTGCACCAAATTTGACCCCTTTAGCATCTGCTAAATTTTTAGATAAAAGTAATGTATTATTAGCTGTTTCAGCTGATGCACCGTCAATTAATTGCATACCAGCAGATAATTTAGCAGCTTCTGCTCTAGATATATTCAATTTGTTTGCTGTAACAGATAGATCCATTGCCATTTTAGCATTATATAAACTTGATGATTTAAATACATCATCCATTTCATGCATAGTTTCAAGAATTTGACCTCGTGTTGTATCTACCATTTTAGCATCAACAAGTTCTTTAGCTATCTTTTTATTAAGTTTTGCTGCATAATTAAGCGTAACATTCATATGGTTAGCTGTATCGCGTTGCGTTGCAGAAATAGATGCTATAGCATCTTTCATTTTTGATGTTACCGCTAATATACTACTAGATTTTGCAATTCGTCTTAATAATGATTTTTCTTGAGCGTCGCCTTCTTTAGTAATAGCTTGTTCTGTTTTTAAGATATTACCTTGAATTCTTGATTGCCTTACATATGCGTTTTCAAGAGTTTTTGCTTTTTTATTTATTTCTTCTTGAGATTTTCCTTGCTTAACATAGAGATCCAATAACTTTTCATGCTTTTTAACAAGCATATCAGTTCGCTGCTGCTGTGCCTTCATTGCATCTAAATTTGCTTTTGGATCTTCTTTTTTAGCCATAATTAATCTTGCTCTAACTCTCTATTTAATTGTTCAAGTTCAGCTGTTATATCCTTAATACTTTGTTGAATTTTTGGATTTTGTAATGCTTTTCTTCTAGCTATAGATTTTATTCCCTTCTTTGCAAAGAAAAGACCAAGCATTGCTGTTACGATTTTTTGTAAGCTCATAATACTCCTGTTCTCAGTTATATATTATAAATATCAGGAATTTACCTTTTACGAGCGTTTCTTTGTAGTTCTTTATTACGCTTTTCAGCCATTTCATTGCGTTGTTTAAATACGTCATTCAAGCATTGAATATGAAATCTGCGTAGCCATACAGGCATTGCATATACATCAGACACAGTATATCCACCTCCACCGTGATGTACTAAGTAGAATATTTCTTTATGAATTATGGGCTTATAGTTAAGCCCCAGGCCAAAAAAAGTCTAATCCAATAGGTAGATTAACTCTACCGTCAAATTTAAACTCATCATTTTTAACATGAACTGTTAAATCTATATCAGGAGCTATTTCAAGAATATAATTACGAAGTTGTAACGAATCTCTAGCAATTAACTGATCATCAATAAAGTTATCAATAAACTTTTTATCAGTTTCATCATCTATAGATATTATTTGATGCTTCAGACGTGTAGTTACTCCTTTAGAATGACCACGAAGAGATTGTTTCTCTAGTTGTTTAGCTATAGATACTTCTTCAAGTCCAGTTAATAATCTAAACTTAATAGTTTGACCACCAACAGGTAACACGTAATCAAATTCATTTTTATTACTATAAAAACTCTCATCTAACGGCTCATTAGCTATATCTGTAAGATCAACCGTATGAGGAAATGATTCAGCAGTACCAGGTATGTTTACATTTATATCATATTCAGGACCATACCCTAATACACGTGCTGCGATCATTATTGCATTTTTATCCCCTAATAATAAATCTGAATACTTAATAGGTTTACCTTCACCGTTACCTACAATAAGTGCATTAAATAATTTATCTAACGCTTTACCTTGCTTGATAAGAGTTGGGTTAGTAAGTATATCCTCTTCACGAGCTGTCATATACTTCATTTCAACTTTACCTGATGATAATGGATTACTTTTTGGATAAACTAACCCTTTACTTGGTAAATCAACTATTTCAGTAGGAAAATCGAAACTTCCTTTAGCAACTGATCGAGCAATTGCTTGCTCTTTAATATCTTTATTTGAAACATTACCTGGATAATCTGTATCTATAACTTGTCCTGACATTGTATAACTCCTTTATTTATTAGTCTATATATAAATATATACAAACAAAAAAAGTCCTGATTTCTCAGGACTATTTTTATAAGAATTATATTTTAGAATTCTAATACTGCGTAATCATATTTAAGAGTAACGCTAATTTCAAGTGGCTGATCATTGGACCAATCTAACTCTCCCATTTCTGTAGTAAGTGGAAAAGCACCTTTTACTACCCATCGTTCACGAATATCACCTTGAGGTCCCAACACTTCAAAAGTTAAATCTTCTTTATAAAAATCAGGATATCCAGCAGCACCAGTTGTTGATTCATACCCTTTTCTAACCCATTCCATTACATATTGAGCTCCTGAGGGCACGATAGGGTCCCAAAGTGTCATTGTAATATCTTGCCAATCCGCTTTACCTTGAAGTTTACGTTTTGTATTTATATGATCAATTACAACCTCACCAAAAGTGATTCCAGGTCGTGTTACCTTCTTACATATAAATGAAGGTATCTCTCCAACAGATAAGATGAATCTATTCGACACCTTAGGTGTAAACGAATTAAACATCAATTGTTGTGCGCTTATAGTATCTGCCATTTTTTATATCTCCTACTTTATAATAAATATCTTATTCACCAAAAGTTGCACCTGTTGGCATAACATTAAAGTCAATAACAATAAATTCAGCTGCTTTTGCAGGTTGAATAAATATATCACCTTTCATTATATTTCTATCAATAATATCAGGTGTGTTATTAGTACCATCCATAACAACTTTGAAAGCAAACAAACCTTGATTCTGTTGTACTCTCTCCATGTATGGAACAACCGTTGATAAGAATCTATTTCTAGTTTCGTTAGTATTATTTTCAAATACTAAAAATCTACTTGTTGAAGCGATGAATTTTTTAAGATTAATTAATAAACGACGAACATTAACTCTATCTAATGCTGACGCTTTTTTCTGTAATGTCTTTTGACCCCATACACAAACACCTTGACCAGGGAATGTTGCAAGTGGATTAACTCTACCTTCGTATAATGTATCTCTATTAGTATGCGTTAATTTACGTTCTGCTCGAACAGCTACATCAATACCACCTCTGTTAAGACCAGCAGGTGCATACCATTCGTGAGCTACTCTATCATTGAAAGCAAGTACACCTGGTAATACTGTTCCAGCAGGTACCCATACAAGTTTATTTAATTGATTGTCAGGTATTTGAACCCATGGCCAATACATCGCAGCATAGCTTGAGTTGTAATCTGCAGCTTCTGCTACTGCTGTTGCAGGTGTAGAACCATATGGTACAGGATCTACTATAGCAAATGCATCACCTCTAGATTCAGCTACTCTAATAGCTTTATCAATTATTGCAGCATGATCTCTTTGATTAGCTCCGGGAACTAGAATCATATTAATATCATATTCATCTTGATTAGCTAGTAAGTTTAAAGCTTGTAAATATGATTTACCACCGTCATTATTATCTGTACCAGATAAATCAAATCCTTGGCAGTTTGCTGCGTCTATTTTTTCGTAGAATTTTGCAGCACCAGCTTTAACATTACCATCTGCACCACCATCAAACGAGCCGGAACCTACTACAGGAAGAGAACCTGACAATGCAGCTTTTGTTGCATCATCACCTCGTATACTACCGTTCTCATCAAGATAATCTACAGTCTGTTTTAATACCTCAACACGAACATATCGTGAAAAGTTTTGGTAAGAACCTGATAACTGAACATAAGGATCAGATTCAGTTCCACCAATCGTATTTTGTTGATCACCTATAACTTTCGCTATATAGTTAGTTGTATTAGGATCTAGTGATAAATTACTGAAAGTTTCAAGTGGTATTTTAGCTATATTACTATCATTACCACGACGTATTACTAGACTAAATGTACCAGAATTTTTATCAACGGATGTTATTTCCCATCTTACATTATCTTTTGAACCTGATGGTAATACACCGTTAGGATCTTCTGATGCATGAGTATTATTAAGAAGAGCTCCATCAGATAAAGTTCTAAGAATAAAAGACGTTTGAGCATCACCATCTACACCACCAACCATAGTAGTTGAACTAGGTCCAGTAGCGCTATATCCGAAGAATGTACCTGCGATTGTTGGTACTACACTAGCAGATGTTAATGCTAAATTACCTGCAGCACCAGCAACAGATGCGCTTATATGTACATCTGCATCAGGTGTACCATCTTGCGAGGCAGTTATATTTAAACCTGTTACTCCAAGTGTTTCGTTGATTGCAGCTCTTAAATTTGTTGCTGATAATGTATTGGAAGAAGCTGATTCAACAAATACTTGTGTTGCAGTATTAGTAAAGTTACTTGATCCAGTTACAAACGTAAAATCAACATTACCAATACCAACTTCATCACCTAGCATTAACCCTCTGATTGTCAGAGAAGCAGTACCAAAAGTGCCTGCTGTAGCCGCTTTTAACGCTGGTACAGAACTTGAAGCATGACTAAATCCAGAACCGGCTATTCTAACTACTGTTAGTGGCCCTCCATTCTGTAGATATTGTTCCGCTGTATGAGATGTTAGATATTGGTAATAATCACTACCACTTTTAAATGTATTTCCAAAAACTTCTACATATTGTGCATATGATGTAACTTGTGTTGGTATACCTACTGGTCCTTTTACTGCTGGACCTACAATTGCTGCACCAATCTCACCAACTCCTTGTGGTAAGAATGATAAGTCATTTTCACGCGTAAATACGCCAGGACTTACGATTTTTTCAGCCATTTAAATTCTCCTAATATTGCAATATGAGTAAAATTATTCTTATATAAATATACACTAGGAAATGCAAACTATACTATTTAGGCAATTTATCCGTAGTATTTTCATTGAATGAAATTTGGGCAGGACTAAACGTTTTTGTACTACTTTGTTGTATTTGTTTTTGTATCGTTTTAGGTATTATATGACCGTTTATTGTAATAGTAAACTCACTTTTTACAGCTCGATCTTCACCTGATGCTAATTCAGTAGTTGATGAAAAGTCATCTATCTTTGCTTTCACTAGAAATTTATTTTTATCACCCCAATAAGATCCCTCAGCATAACTTACTGATTCAACTATTTTGTTCATTTGTGTAATAAATTCAGTCCATACCATGCATTCATATGTTGCAATTACATGATCTGGTACTACAATTTTTTGATACTCTCTAACTCGCTTTCGACCTCTCAGTATATCAAATTTATCATATTTATTTTCTTGTGTATATTTATTTTCAATAAAGTGATAGATAGGATTATTTACATCAACTTTCATCCCTAAATCACGATTTTTTGTAATACCTGTTCTTCTAAACATTATTAGTGGTAATTGTATCTTACCTTTAGAATCTCTATAAAAGTTAGATTTTTGTACATTTTTCCATCTCTCTGGCGAGCCATATATAACAGGGACGCGTTGTATATTATTACTACCATCTACTATTTGAAGGCGAACAACATTATCAAAATAATACTTAATAGTTTCATCTAAATCTAGTAAACCTAAAGAAATATCTTTATTTGTATCAGTATCTCGGCGTGTATGTAATTCACGACTTACTGCTTGTCTATGTGGCTTATTTTCTTCCATTAGTGTATATTACCTGATACGTTCTGTTCTATATTTTGTATTGAAATTTTTGATCTTCTTGTTATATGAGCTGATGCTACAATTGATAAACTAGCACCACCACTTAATTGTGGATCATCAGGTCTTCTACCACCCCAATATTGATTTTCCACAACTTTGTTTACTTCCCAGTATGTATTATCATGCTCTATAATGTCACCAATTTCAACTGTTGTGTTAGCTCTATCTATTAACAAATCTTTTAAGAACCCAAAAGTAGCTGCTTGATTAACATCCACACCAAATTCAGAGTCGTTCCATTCTTGATCTTCTTTAGTGACAAGACATGTTAATTGAATACTATTTCTGTATGTTTTATTAGTAGCACCTTCTCCATATAAATTATCCTCAGACTTATTTATATCATATTTATATAAATGCACTTTTTGTTCAATAATGTCACCAATTAACTCATGGTTAACTTTATTTATAAAAGCAGCATCTTTTATTGAGTTAAATAGTGCCATATTATCCTATGTAAATATTTAATGGTACTTTGTTAATTGTATCTTGCTGGAACTGTGCTTCTTCACTATTTCGTTCCATCATATTTCTTCTTGATGTTTGTTCTAAATCTTCACGTAATTGCTCTACTAATACATCTTTCTCTGCAGCTCCTTCAGAACGAAGGGTATCACCATCTAAAGATGTATCACCACCAGGTGTTGGAATTGATGGATATTTACCTCTAACAGTACCTAATAATTCTTTAGATAATGCTAAAGTATATTTTCTTATCCACTGTTTGCCAGGATCATTAATATTCTTATACTCCATATTATCGTATGTAATGTTAGAGTAATCGGATATTTCACCTGTATTACCTCGTAGTAATACATTTCTATCATCAGTACGCAAATATTTTATCCACAGTGTTGAGTTTTCTGTAGGTTTTGGAAATATTGTTAGTTTATTATTTACTAATTCAAAACTATAAGCGGATTTTCTTACTAAATCATTAAATTCAATTGCTTGAACTCTTAATATATCATCATATAGTGGCATCATTAAATAATTTATAGCTGGTGAGTAGCTTCCCCATCCCATTGATGTTAACATTTGTTGAGAACCTAAACCTGAACCTATATGTGGATCAAAAAACCTAGTCATAGCTGGTGACGCTTCATAATAAACACGTCTTACTTCAATATCTTTAGCGTCAGAAGAACTAATACCTATTAAAGCATCAAGATCATATTCTTGCTGTCCACCTACTAAAGAAATAGACGCTGAATGATAGCTTACATCACCGCCAACACCAGCTTCAGAACCATATTGTTTACTAATTGCTATCTGTCTACTAAGATTTGGTGTTATATTTCTATGTGATAAGTTTGAACCTGTGCTACTGCCTTTAGCTGTTAATAAATTTTCACGAATATTAAATCTATTTACTTGAGCAGAATATTCTGTTACTGATTCTTCAAAGCAAGCCCAAAATTGTATATCTTGCAATTCAATATCAACCATAGGCCATCCTAAACGTTTAGCACACCATATAGTAACTTTATTACAATCTGATTCAAATACTGAGTCATTATCATATAACCCAAAAGGTGTTTGATTCAATCCATCAGCACCAACACCACCAAAAAAGTTTGATGTGCCGCTAAAATACGAAGATGTTGCCATTATTTCTCCTAACAGTTTTATATATTATAAATATACAGTATTAGTAATAAACACTTACATAAATTAAATTTCTGATTGATAATCGAAGTTAGAGCTTGTAGGAAGACTTCTATCATTATCAGCTAACCGCTCTAATATTCTATTATTATTTTTAAAATTAGTTAACCCTATGCTACCAGTTAATGTAATATTTTTAAATGATAAAGATTCTGTAACTGTGTTAATATCTAAATTAGTAAAAGGATTATGTAATAAGTTATTTGTGCTACCTGAGTGACCTAATCCATATATAGAGGTATGAGGTGTATAGTGTAAATCAGTATGTCTCAGCATCATCATACTTGTTAGCGATCTATTCCATGTTTGATACATAGCCTTAACTACACTATTATTATTTGCATATTCTTCTTTTAATTTATAAACAGGGTGATGGTTGGAATCAGGTGCTTTGTTATACCCTTCAATTTTATAAAATTGAGGATTATTACCATCACTAAATCCTGAAAATACAGGATTTGTTCCAGGTACTTTATCATGAGATATATTACCTGTTAGTAAATCACCATACGACCAACCTTGCGGGCCAGAAAACCCTGGTGTTTCATGGAAACCATCAAAATAAGTATTAAAATTGAAAGGTGAGTTTAAAATTCTTCTATATTGAGATCTATATGTTCCAAGCATTCCACTTCCCATTCTTGATATACGCTGAGCTATCCAGTATGGTGTACCCCAAACGCTTGTACCTTGATTAACTCTCGGTACAGCATAATATGATAAATTATTTGCATCTATAATATGATTTTTGTATGAACTATCAATCATCATAGCTTTTAATTCATCTGGTGATGCATCAGGAAATAATTGTGCAAATATACAAGCAACACCACCTACCTGTGGCCCTGCCATTGATGTTCCACTAATTGATGTATATCGATGATATGTATTATATTCAACGCTAGACTCTGTTGCAATTAAATATTGAGTCGACCATTTTCTACTCCAAAAATTATTTTCATCTATTTGGTCTCTTGTATTATCCAGACTAGTTGTTAAATTACCTTTAGTATAGAAGTTATCGTGCCAAACAGAATCACTTGTACCTGTACCACCTCCAGTGCCTATATCTGCCCACATCATATATGGCATAAACGATGTCTTATAATGATTCGGATTAGCCGTTATCACACTTGTTTGATTTGTTAAAATACAAGTTACATCAGTATTTCTTGAATCAATAGAGTATACTTCAGCTACGTCTTGTACTTGTTCACCATCTACAGTTTTAGTATCATACGCTTCCCAAATTACTTTCATGCCAGACTGATAAAAAACTGCAGGTATAGAAGCATAGTTATTATAAATAGTACCACCTTCACCACCGCCAAAAAATGCTACCACACCTTGGTGAGATGTGGGATCAAAACCTTCTAGACCGGAATTTAAGTTTATACTATCTATTTTTACTTCGTAAGTTTCATAAGGATTAATTAAATAATTATATTGTTCTCTATATTTTGAACTTGTTTCTACCAATAAAGGGTTAGACCCGGGTGTTGGTGGTGGTAGTGCTATTTCATTTAAAGCATAATTATAATTGTAAGGTACAGAACCTGTCCCAGCCTCATAATCAATTGAATAAATATTACTTTTAGAAACTTCAGCTTCAGTTATATGAGTACCGTGTGAGCTTGTTAGAAATATAAACATGTTGTTATATCGTTGTCCAGATTCTGACGCTTGTAAAGATATTCGTGTTAAGTTTTCCCCATTATAATCAACAAATACGTTAGTAATAGAAAAACTAGCACTGTATGGGTTATTAATAAAGTGTGTATCTGAACCTGAAGGGGTACTTGCTGTTACATGACTTAAAAACGAATGAACGAATGCCGTACCAAATAACGTACGTGGGTTTAATGTAGTAAATTCAGAAGATGATTCAGCTAATATGTAATTACCAGGATTTTCATATGTACCATCACCTGATAATGATATCATTCCTTGGGCTTGAATTCCAAAAGTAGGTACAAGTAAAGTGTTTGGATCGTCAGGAGATTGTATAGGTACAAAAGCTTTATAAAAATATAATTCATCATCTACAGAGCCTGAAATTATTGCTAAACTTTCAGAAGGTTGTATAGAACTTGTAGCAATTATAAATTTACTTACACCACCGTCTCTATGTTCTACATCATTTATAACTATGGTATCATTATCATGTATACCAAAACCTTCACCAGCCTCTCCTATAAATAGGTTAGTAAAAGCTTTTTTAGTACCACCTTTGAAGCTGAGTGTGCTGCTACTTATCTCAATATTTTGTAATGCATTAGTATAATCATTACCTAAAGAATTTAATGCTTTAAAAGAGCCTGAAGCACCGCTAGCACTTATAGTAATCATATTAGGGGTTAGTTGACCACTACTATTATATACAAACGGCTCTGGTACAGTAATATTAGATTGTGATAATGATGCTGTTAAATCATTTAGTTCAACACCCAAAGTCATATCTTCATGGTTCTGATTGCCTAAAAGTATTGAATGTGTTTTAACAAAATGAAAAGGTACACCATTAGATTTTATGCCATCAATATCATAATAAATTTCTGTTTCATAACGATTAGGATTAGCTAATGGTAAAAGAGTATTAGATGATGTAATTCCTGTTAAATTCGGTATTGTTACTCTATAACCACTAGTTGAGCCTGTGTGATATGTAGGTGTTTTAGCTTTAATATTTTTTTGAGTTATCGTCACACTATACGAACCTTCGGTTAAAATATTAGATTCAGATAAAGGGTAAAGTCTTGTATCACCTTCATATACTATAATCTCGTTTTCTGTTCCTACATAATTAAATGAACCTGAATACCAATTGTTTTTAAATGAGTATTGTGGAAATCCTCTATAGTTAAACCCCTTTTCTTCTAAATAGCTAGACCCTGATATATATGGTAAAATTTTATGTAATGTGCTTCTCCCAGAGTAATGTTTTGCTGCATGTTCGCTCGCTGAAAAACCTGTTGTGTTTTGAACACCAATATTATAAGGATATGCACTATGAATATTTGTACCAGGAGCATACAAATCAATACGTGGACCGCCGTTAGAAAAAGCTGAAATTATATCTACAGTACGTTTAGGTTTTGCAGAACCAAATGCGTGAGCTCTACTTATAGTACGTAGTTTAGGAAAATCAAGTCTATCATCTGATATACTACGTAATTGATTTTCAAGTGTTGAAAGGCTACCCGGTAGATATTGAGAGTTTTCTAGAGTTATAACATGGTATAAATCTAATACAGCACTTATAGGCGCATAACTAGAAGTAGCAAATGCCAAAAATAATTCATCTATGTTAGCTGAACCTGAGTATACAGCAGGATCTAACATCCCTATATTGGAGATAATATCACCCTCTAGTAACTCTACTACTAACATTTCTCTATCTTGCATAGACAAGTTTTTACCATATTTATCAATAAATTGAATTTTATTAGTTATATTTAATAATGAATTATTATCTAATACAGACGCGCTTGTTTTTAATCTTGTAACAAGTTCAGGATCTTTATAGTGCCACTGACCGTAAAAAGGATCTTCGCAATCTATTAATGATGTTGACCCCACAAATATTGATCTAGTTTCAAATCCACAGAAATCTTGATTGTACCCGTTTACAGGTAAAACAGGTACGGAATGAGTAGCTTCTACTATAGTACCAGGTGTATTTATATGAATTGATTGAGTTACAAAAACAGGTTCTTTCTGTGGCGTGACCACTCTATAAATAAAATCTACACTCTCTGAAATATAATCGCTGCTTGTTTTATCATCAGTGTACGGAAATATACTACAAGTCGTTGTACCATATGATGAAGTATCAATATTTACATTTCTTGTTATCGGATTAATAGTAAACAGCCCAGCTCTATCACCTACATTACTAGATGCGGTAAAAACTAAAGCTTCTGAACCACTAAACATCTGAATGTGGGTTGTTTGATTAGGTGATGTTGAACTACTAAAAAATGTTTGATCAGTTATAATATTTTTACTAACTATCATAGTTTTTGGATACAAAAGTGGTGTTATTGTGTTACTTCCAGAAACTAGTATAGGAATATCTTGTGAAGCAGATATACTAGAATCATTAGTTGTATCAGTTATTGATACTAATGCAGATACTTTAATATTAGTTTTGTTAAGGTAATCGGTTGGATGTATTGAAACAGCTTTCTGTCCTTGTCCACCAAAACCAACAGCATCTGTTAAAGGTTGTGAAACTTGATAATAATCAATAAAAGGCTCGGAAGACCATACTATACTTTCTACATTATCTTGTAGATCTAAATTATAATTATTTATACTACAAGTTATATCAACTCGCGGGGGTAAGTACTCATCACCACTTTCTGTTGGTTTTTTAACGATATATCTATGTTCAGGATCTACTGTTATCCATGTTGATGCAGTAGCATTTGGTCCTGCAGATGCACTTAATACAAAAATACTACGTGTTTCTCTGTATAACCCGGACGGTAAATTAGGTATATCACCACCTGATTTTATTTCTGCAGGGCCACCAACTGTATCAAAATAATATTTTATATAATTTTTACGTGGTTCTTTATCAGGTAATAACTCTGAACCTGTTTCTTCATATGCTCTAATAGGTGGTACAACAATACCACCGTTATCTATCACATCATTTACGTTACCGGTCATATTATGACGCTCATTACCTGCAGCTTTAATAAAATGACCACCTTCATCGTGATATCTAGCTAAATAAACACTCATCCAAAATTGAAATAAATTATCCACACTACCACCTGCTAAATAATATGGGCGATGATAATCCCATGAGTAAGGTGTTGATAAAGCACGTGAACCCCAACCTTGCAGCATATGAGTGTAAGTTTGTCTCCCTTTGTTGTAATCTAAATCAAATGCATCATAAAAATCATGCATTTGCTGCCTATGTTCATGTAAATCATTAGGTGTATCAGCACTGTTACCATATGATGATGTATATAATAAAAAATCTGAAGGTAACTGAACATCTTTATTTTGGAAAGGATTATAACGTGACCAATACATTCTTCTATATTGGTTTTCGCGGTATGTAAGAGGTCTTGAACCTGAACTCTGTTTCCAATATTCACCAT